GCCTTCCCCTTGCCTAATTAGGTAACCAAGTCCAAAATTTTACCAACCGTAGGCTAGGACTTTACAGATGCTAGTGTAAACCCTGTATATCTGCCATATAGTATTGATCCCGCAGGGAATGTAACTGAATCTATAGCCGCACCTGCGTTAGAATCGATTAAAGTGCCTGTGCCTGTATCATCTAGATATAGTTGTTCGGTTTCTGCTATAAGTCCACCAGAGCCAGAATCAAACACACTATCTTCTATAAATTGTATTGCTACAAATACACCAGAACCTGCTCCACAAGTACACGCTGTTGTGCCTGTTACTAAAATAGAACCTGCTTGTCCTAGTGATAAATTGTTGGCCTCATTGACCGCATATTGTCTTAAACTCATCTTGTTGTTCTCCTATTCGTATGCCTTGCCGAGCCAGATAGTCTCATGGGCATATCGGTTAATTATTTTTTCTTTTTAGCTTTAGGTTTCTTTTTGATTTCGTTACCATCCTTATCACATTCCTTAAATCTGTCTTTTAAAGACTTTTCATCGTGGTTAAGTGGATCGTATTCAATAATGATTCCATTTGGCTTTTTATAATATGACATAATTTTTTCCTTTAGTTAATGCAGGGGGCAAAACATCGCCCCCTAACATTATGACAATGATTAAGAAACGTCTGAAAGTATATAAACTCCGAATGAATCTTTAATCTCTACCTCACCCCAGAAACCTGTGGCAACGTATTCAGTTGTTCTGAAAGATGCGTTTCTTTCAGTTTCAATGCGAAATAGACCTTCTGGACCTACTGCAAGACCAATTGCTCCCTTAGAGAAAGCAAATCCTGCGGCATCACCACCAGAACCTATATCTTCATCAATCTGATCTGACCAATACACGTTAAAACCTGCGATTGATCCTATCATGCCAACATTCATAGCCTCTTCACCTTTACTGCCCATAAGACTCATTGGTTTAGCGTTACTTCCTGTGACTGCATCATCGTGCAATAAGCTAATGATTCCCTTTGGTCCCCACACCTGTTTAGGTGATAAGACTAAGTTGTATGGAAATGGGGCACCTGCCGCTCTTAACTGTCTCATAGCACCAAACACATGAGATAATGCTAACGCATTACCTGCACCACATTCAGTCTGTGAAAAAGCAACTCCTAAAGCAGTTAAATCAGCATCTAGTTTTGCAGAAACTGCATTACCCATGATGTCACCGATATTACCTGTTAAATCCTCACTATTACCCATTCTTGCAAGGTCTGATACATCTGCTCTGATAACGTGTTCAGAAACAGTTGCACTTCTTGCGGCTGTTGTAATTGAGGTTACTGTACCCTGGTCCACACCATCGGCTGTAGCCGCCGCCGCACTTGATGCGACTCTGCTGTAGTCTGGGAATTGTACTGTGATAGCACCCTTTACTGCTTGTTGGGCAGTTACTAAAGGGAACATTACGTTTGAGTGATTAAAGGCTAGTGTAGCATCACCAATGGTTTTACCTAAACCACCTGCGGCTACGCCTGTATCTGTTTCAGCCATTATTTGGCCTCCTGTTTATTTTGCCAAGCCTTTTTAAGCGTACCTTCGCCCCATCCACCAAAGTATTTTTTAGTAGTATGGGGTTTTCCTTTACCAAGATTGGTTGCTCTTTCCTCATAAATATCAATCATATCCTCATAACTAACTGAACTACCTTTGTAGGTACACTCAGCATCTGTTCCACCATCAACAACTTCTGTAGTGATGTCATTGTTAGGATCAAGATAGTTTTTTAGTCTATCCGTCATTTCTATATGCTATTTTGATATTCCCAGAGGTCTGTGGATTGTTGGCTTTCTGATAACTTTTCGGATCAGTAGTTGCCCATTCTTCCATAGAACTATAACCCATCTTTGTACCAGGAATAGAATTGTCTACCTGTTTAGGCTTGGGGTTAGTTATTACTTTATCTACATGGACCTCTAGCTTATCTAGGGATAGTCCATTGTATATCTCACGATCATCTTCTGGCAACTTAGATAGTAACGAATCTCTCCGATTTACTTGGTAATCATCCCAAGCTATTGCCTTTTTTTGTAACCCCTCAAGTTTCTGGTTCATATCGGACATAATCTTTTCGTATTCGCCTTTTTCTTCCATTTGCTTGAGTTTAGTAGCCTCAGAATCTGCTTTATTTTGTTTATTAATAGAGTCTAGCTGTGACTTGAGTTCATTTTTCTCGGCAACTGTTTCCTTAAATCGTGCATAAGGTACTGAGTCAACGATCTGCTTTTCTTCACTAGCAGGAGTGGCGTTCTGTTTTTCGTCTTGAACTTCGACTGTTTCGTTTTCCATTTTAACCTCTTGATTGAGTTAGTTAAATTATTTACCTATACTAAATGTGATAGGTTTTTTAGTAGCAATTTTTATATTCTTAGCAAATTGCTTATCAATTCTTTTTATAGTGTCTGTTGTGATTGCTCTGGTAATTCTTTTATTAAAGATGTACCAATCAGCACCCTTTTTAAAGCCAATTCTTTGTAAATCTTGTACTCTTTTAGCAAACGTACCAATTAACCCAATTGTTACGCTGTTTTTACTTGTCCCCTGTACTTTTAAAGCATCTAGCATTTTTCCTGTAAGTGTAAGGTCTACAAAACCTGTCTCTGTACTAGATTGAGATTGTGCCGCTTGTTTTGAACTTTTAGCTGTAGCATAAGACTTAGAGTATTTGCCTTTTATGGCTCGTTTTTCTCTAATTTGCTCCCTTACTACGTTACAGGAATTATCTCCGATAGAGTCCCATGTTTTTAAAGGTATATCTACTATTTTGTCTGGGTTTAGTGGTTTAATTTTCATCTAGCTGTCTATTTGCCTGTTTGCCTTTAAATTGTGACTGCTTTGTAAATGGTAATGCCTCATGTCTACAACCAAAGTGAGTACCACTATTAAATGATCCTGGTGATTGACTATCAAATTGTGCTATGGTCATTGGTCCTAGTGCTATTAGTGTTAAACACTCATCACTTGTTCTGCTATCGATAGGACCAGACCAGATATATAGTTTTTCTTTTGGTGAGTTGTTTGCCATCTCTCTAGTAACATTCCTAGAAAAGTTTCTAAGTGAATCATCTACTAATGCCTCTGCTTGTGATGGTGTAAGGCCAAATGATTGCACTACGCTTTCAAATTCACTAATAGGTAAGTCACCTATAACTGATTCAATCATCAGTTTCTTCATTACATCTATTTTATCTTTGATCTTGTTTTGATATACGATAAGGTCTGTTCTTATTAAGGACTCTATAACTGTTTCAGATATATCAGCAAATGACTGCATATTCTTTAACTCTAAAGCGTACTGAGTCATTAAAAGTTCTAGCTGTCCATTTATTTGTTTACCAACAGCTTGATTAAGATCAAGGTCTAGCAACTCTTTAACAATAACATCATTAGGTACGTTAGCCTTATTAGCTTTGTTGTATATCTTGATTACAGAATCCTGCAATTTTTGTATAGCTATGTTAAATTGTTCGCCTGTGTACATTAAGATTGTAATATGCTAAGTAGAGGTGACTCTGGTTGCTCTTCTTCTTGGAGTTCACCCATCTTTTTCTCTAACTCATCTTCCGAAATATCTGTATTAAAATATCTAATTAATTCTTTGCGACTAATAAGGTTGTTATCCATCATAAACTGCAATCTGTCCTTTTCTTCTGACCATGTAGTTGGAAACCCTGCCTCTTCAAAATCAACTGCATAAGACTCAGATAACCCCTTGCCTTCATGCACTTGTAATATGGTCCTATCTATTTCATACCTAGAGTGTTCAAATTCTTTAAATAAAGGAATGTCTGACTCTCTTGATTCTAAATTTTCCATTGATAATATCTTTAATGCCTCACCACTTGGTGCTGTGCCACCCTCACCCCATCTAATAGATAGTGAATGGTTTTGCCCTACTTGATTGACCATCATCTTAACAGCCTCAATCATGTCTCTTATTGAACCAGAATTGGGAGAGATATAGTTAAAAGAACCACCCTCTGGTAATACTAGGACTCTTTCAATACCACCTTTAAGGTTAGGTATTTCTGTGTCTATTCCTGTGATTACAGGTTGACCTAGTGCATATCTAGTTGCTAATGCTACCTCAGTCATAGCAATACTCACCTGTAGTGCCGCTCTAGCTACATCCATAGAATCAGATTGAAATTGTATCTTAGATACAGGCAATATTTGATAAGGGTTAATAAGGTCTGAGTTATCGCCTACAGGCATTATTTTCCCATTCATGTTAAAAATAAAGTGCATTCCTTGCTCACCATCTCGTGCCTCGGACCAGAATACAAATTGCCTATTACCACTAACATCCTTACCTACCTCATAACTAATGCCATAAGGATCAGTCTCCCCATTGTTTAAATAGTATTCTTTAACATGAGGTAGTATGTCGTATTCTATACGCTGTTTCTTTTCATTATATTTACTTCTAAAATGACATTTACCTAATAACCAACCTATCTCACTAAACTCTCTTATCTTAGAATTTAAGTGATGTGCTTTTTTTAGGTACTCCTCTGATACTTCTTCTGAGCCATTAATTAATCTTATCGGTGGTTTTTTAAATAGCATCATCCTGCTACGAGCAAAACGAGGTACTACACGCATCCCAAAAGGTGGTATCTGGTTTAAAGTTGTGCCTGGAAACCATTGCTCTAAATGTGTGTCTAAGTTTCTGTTATAATAGAAATCTAAAGCTGTTTCTTTTTCAGCTACTTCATTCTTTGCCATGTAGTCCTCGGCCTCTCTTATTGAGGCCATTACTGCCTCTTTGCCAAGATCGGGGAGCATTATTTTATCGTGAAAATCCATTATTTATTCTTTTTTTTAATATGCTTAGTTGTAGACATTTGATATGCCTCACCTTTTCTGTTCTTTTTCCCCTTAACAATGGTTTTTACTACAACCTGTTGCATTTTAGAACCTTGTGATATAACTATTGTCTTATCCATTATGATACCGCATACTCATTTACCTTTATATGATTGTGTATTATTTCCCCTACTTGTTTTTTATGCTTTAGGTCTAAACGCTTACCATAGTAATGCAAGAATACAATAGTAGTAATCATTCCTAATAAGATGCCTAATAAGAAACCTAC